TTGAATCGTAATTCTTGAATGTATGCTGTGCCCACACGTCCGTCATTATACTGTGCAGCTGAATCATCTGCTCCAGTTGGTAAGTACGAACTTGGGATACGTAATCCGCGTACCAGCTTATTAGTAAAGTATCGTAAGTCATCAATCTCTCCTAGGTTAGTACCACCTGGAAGTGTTTCAACTTTTGATCCACGCCCTTCTGCTGTTTGTGGAAAGAAGTAATCTTCGTTAATACTTAAAGGATTATAACTACTATCAATAACATTTGCTCCGCCGCCTGTTGACGATGGGATACGTCTTTGATGTATTTCAGTTTTTACACGCTCAACAAATTGCATAGCAAGGTGACTTGGCATGTTACCCACATCAACATAAAACACTCTGCGTTCAGGAGCACGTTGTACACGATAGATAATAATAGCATCTTCAAGTAATTCTTTTTGCTTATAAACTTTAAAGATAGTTTCAAGCAAACTATTACCAAAAGGATAGTTATTATCTAAACCTTCACTTAAACTTAAATGTATAACGTGTTCTGCATCAACAGTAACTTCGCCGTCTTCAGTTGTAAAACGACTTCCACTCATACTAGACTGCGGTTGTCCAACCATTCCACGAGCACTGCCGACTGGACTATACGGAGCACCGCTACCAGTAATGTTACCTTTGTTTACGTATGGCGTAGTTGCAATACCATCTTTAAAATTAAAGTTTACATTTTTAATAACATATTGTTCAGGTAGCTTACCTTCACTCTCGTTTACAATAATACGAGTTACGTTTGCTGCATCAACATGAAACCAACGTTTAGTTTCTGGATCACGTAAAAAGAATTGATCGCCCATTTTAAACACGTTGCGCATGATTCTAAAAATCTTAGTTTCAAATCTTTGAATTTTATTCCATTGCTGCAAGTATTGTTGAATAATTGTAATTTCACTGTTAGTTGCACTTTGTCTGTATTCAACAATAAACGGAGTATTGTTTTGTTTATTTTTTTGTGTACAGAACTCAGCAAGAATATCAAGAGCAGCATTAACTTCGCTGTCTTGATCCATAGTGTTGTATTGTCCGTAACGTTCAACTCTATTCGGACTACCTACATAAACATCTGGCAAGTATGAGCTATAGTTGGTGCGTGCCGGTCCGGCCATGTTGCCATTGCCGCGAGCAGAAAACGGTGAATAACTACCGTTTTGATTATCACCTGTTGGAACTGGTGTAAAGTATTTTTTCCAACTCATTGTTTAACTCCTATATTACCCTGTGTTACTAACATAACCAGTAGCAAGGTTGTTCGCTGTAATGTTTTTAGTATTCTTTTCAATTTTATCATCAATAGTTCTCATCTCGTTTAATACAGTAAGAACCTGCGTCATTATAGTATTTAACTGATTCATGCCCTCAGAACCGCCGGACGTGGACGATCCTACTGCACCAAGTGCATCTTTAGCAGCAACTCCACTACCACCACCGAACATGCCTTTATTATCTTCTGCAAGGACTTCATTTAATTCGCCTAGTGTATCAACTAACTTTTCCATTGCAGTGTTATATTGGTTAACTCCATCTGCATCAAATTTTAACGAATTTAGTACAGGCTGTAGTCCTGTAATTCCTGCTATTCGTCCTAAACTGTCTGCGGTTCCGCCTAGCCCCGCGCCAATTTTAGACAAGGCTTTAAATGCGTCAACAATATCATCATCAATTGATACACTACCAATATTACTATTCATCGAAAACTGCGCAAATGCAGAACCCATTTTTTGCATTGCATCTGCATTCGCTAGTACTTTACTAGCATCTACGTCTAAATTACTAAATTCAACCAGTTTGTCAATAGGACTGTCTGCACCAAAGAAACTTGCAATGCCGGATATTACTCCGCCAACCGCGCCCACTGCGCCTCCTGCGCCCATTGCTGCCATCGCAATACCGATAGCTCCAATACCTTTTCCTATTCCAAGTAACTTATCGCCGTCAAGTTCTTGAAAACTCTCCATGCCTTCTGCAAATGTTGGTAATGCTTGGCCTATTAACCAGGTTGCTCCTGCAATACCTGCACCAATAGCAGCAATTGCTACACCAAACCCAACGGCGCCGAGCGCAACTGTAGGATTAGCAAATGCTGAGATGCCACTAGCAAGTCCTTTAAATATTCCGCCGATGCCTTTACCTAAACCTTTACCGAAGTCACCGATTGTTTTGCCCATATTACTGCTAGGTCCAGATTTACCTGCAGGTGCTGCAGGCGATGCTAGAGAAGCACCTGCAGGGGTACTACCTAATCCTACTGCACTCAATGCTCTGTTTTTAACTGCGCCGCCTATTTTACTTGCAAGTGCGCCCGTAACTGCTTTTGCTGCAAACAGAGTGCCAATGCCTGCTACAACTGCTGCAATAACTCCAGCTGTGCCAAAGGTATCGCCGATAGAACCTAGAAACTCTATTACAGTTGTAACTGCACCAAGAAGTAACTTTAATCCTCCGACTAATCCTTCAACAACTGTTTTTAATCCTGTTTTAAATTCTTCAGTTCCGATCGTTGCTGCAAGACTGTCAAACGCATCTTGTATAGTCTTTAATGCACCGCTTGAAACAAACGTATCCATTATTCCAGTTCTTAAATCTCTTATTGCATTTGAAAAGCCTTTAAGACCTTCGTCGGTAGCAGCTTCTTTATTCCGTGCTTCTAATAAGTCAGCATATTGTTTATCTGACATTATTTGTTTGTCTCGCAACTCAGCTGCCATTGCTAATGCTTGTCCGTAACCGGTGCCGCTATTCATAATAGCTTCTGCACCTGCGCCTGCTGCTGCGCCGGCGGCATCGAGTTCTTGACTAACTCTTGCCATGAAGTTATTATATTCTTGTGCATTCATGTTCTTGATCTTAGCAGCATCTTTGCGGAATGTTTCTGACGCAACTGATAATCCTTGAGAAAGAGGATTGTTTAATACACCGTCGGCTGCATCTTTTAACGCATCTTGTAGTGCGGCAGGAGCAGCAGCTAAGTTAGCAGCAAATTTAGTTTGCTCTTCTTTACTCATATTTGCCATTGCTAATCTTGCACGTTGATCGCTCATCGAAGCATTCATTTCTTCTTTAATCTGATCTCGACGTTTTCCTGTTACCGCAGCAAGTTGGTCAATTGTTTCTAAATAATTTGCTGCGCCTGCGGCACTCATTTTACTATTCTGTCTATCAACACCTACTTGTGTTTGACTAAATTCTGCGTAGTCAATTAACGATTCGTTTAGTTCTTGAGCAGTATAACCCAGAGCTAAGAATGCTTTACCCGGACCTGAGCGCAATTCTTTAGACATATTTGCAAATGCAACCGCACCTGTAGCAGTTGTTGCTCCAAAGAATTTCATTCTTGTTGCATTTTGAGATACTAAGTCTGTAAACTCACCTAACGGTATTCCGGCTCTTGCTGAAGCTGCACGAATATCATTTAATCCATCTCCAAATGTTGCACCAACTTGACTTAATCTTCTAAAACTATCAATGTTTTCGTCAATCATTCCTGCAAGAGGCCCAAGATATCCTCCGATGAATGGAAGATGTTGAGCAAACGAACTAAGATCCTCAGAACTACCTAATAGTTCCTTTGTAAGTCCGCCCACGCTACCTATTAATTTGCCTATACCTACACTTGCTGCGCCAGCAAGTGATCTTGCAAATTTGTTTGTTTCTTCTGCTGCTTTTGTAGTTGCTGCGGCTGCTTTATCTGTTGCTGATGTGTTTGTTTTAGTCGCTGTTGTGCCGTCGGCTACTGCTTTATTAGCAAGCTCTTGTACTTTAGCAGCAGATCCGCCTTTGCCTTTGCTGCTGTCCTTCTTTTGCATAGCCGAAAGAATAGCAGCAAGTGTAACTTCACTAGCAACACCATTCCCTCCAACATTACTAATTTGAACTTCATCAGCCACTATTTGATTTCCTAGTTATATGCGCACATAAATATAAATGATACATAATTGTATATTGTATTTATACGGAGACATAAATGGCTACTTTTAACCCAGACCAGTTTGAAGAACAAAATCCTCTTCGAAAGTATTTTAGACAACCTAAAGTTTATATTACATTGCCCAGTAAAGGCAAATTTTATGCTGACGGTGCAATCGAAATACCCGAAAGCGGCGAATTTCCCGTGTTTGCTATGACTGCTAAGGACGAGTTGACTATGAAGACCCCGGACGCATTGCTTAACGGACAAGCTACTGTTGATGTAATTAAAAGTTGTATTCCGGCAATTAAAAATCCCTGGAGTATGCCAAGTATAGATCTCGATGCTGTACTAATTGCTATTCGTATTGCCACTT